ACCGGGGGGTACTGATGGAACCCACCTTCCGCCGCCAGTCCGAGGAGGACATGCTCCTCGAGGTACGCACGAACGCCCTCCGGCGCCTACGCGCCCTCGAGGCCGGTCAGCCCCGCCCGACGAAGCTCCCCGGCGCGTGGGCCCCGTCCGAACTCTGGCCCGGCGAGGACTACATGCACGTCAACAACGCATTCACGGACTACCGCCTCGCGTGAGACCCCACATGGCCCGCAAGAAGGACGTCGCGGCCGACTACCACATCGTCCCCCGCGAGGAAAAGCAGCGACACGAGTACAACGGCGCGCAGTGCCCGTGCGAGCCGCGGTGCGTCCTCACGGGGGACGGCTTCCGAGCCTTCCTCCACCAGTCGCACCTCATAGACGTCCTCAAGGTACCGCAGACGCCGCCCCCGAACGGTGGACTCATAGGACCCGGAAAAGGGGTCACATGACCACCTTCTTCGCGCTCGTGGTCCTCTTCACCGCGTCGACCTCCCTCGTGCCGTACGCGATGAAGCCGAACCCGATCCTCTACCGAGGCAGGTCGAAGGACGCCGCCGTCCCGAACTTCCCGATCATGGGGCCCGCGAGGCCCGACACCACCGAGACAGAAAGGACCCCCGATGCTGCGGCCGACTCAACTCACGCGGGACAGCGATCCCGTCCTGATCGAGATCATGAGGAACCTCTTCGCGGCGGGGACCAGCGGGTACTCCCGGGAAGTCTTCATCCCGACAGCACCGGAGCAGCAGGAGTGGTGGAAAACCCTCCCGCACGATAAGGTCAAGGCCTTCCTCTGGCGCGACGACGAGCGCCCGTGGGAGATCGTGGCGTACTCCCTCATCACGGACTGCGGGACCTTCGCGTCCCCCGTCTTCGCCGTCGCCCCTATGTTCCAGGGCCGCGGGTACGGGGATCAGATCATCAAGCACTACATCGCGACGGCCGGCAAGCCCCTCCGGGGGCAGCAACTCGTCTCGAACGGCGCGATCCGCAAGCTGAACGCGCGAAACGGGTGGGTCGTCGTACGCAAGTCTACAGCACTCTGGACGAACCCCGACATCGAGTACCTCGAGCACCCAGGCCCGACCACTACCTTCCCCGACTACGACGCCATTCTGAAAGGACTCGACGGGTGAACTTCAACATCGACCTCATGCTCCCGTACAAGGCCGAGGTAAAGGCCGCCCTCGCGCGCGTCGCGGACAGCGGCTGGTTCCTAGGGGGAGGCGAGACGGAGGAGTTCGAGGCCGAGTGGGCCGCCTTCACGGGCCAGCGGTACGCGGTGGGCGTGGGCAACGGGACCGACGCCATCCGCATCGCCCTCCTCGCCCTCGGCATCGGCCCCGGCGACGAGGTCCTCACGCCCGCGCACTGCGTCGGCTTCACGGCCCTCGCGATCCGCGCGACCGGCGCGACGCCCGTCTTCGTCGACGTCTACCGCGAGTCCTACCTCCCGAACACCTGGGACTACGAGCGCGCGATCACGCCCCGCACGAAGGCCATCGTCCCCGTCCACCTGTACGGGAACGTCACCGACATGGTGAAGTTCATGGAGGTGGCGGAGGCGCACGGCCTCGTAGTCGTCGAGGACGCGGCCCACGCGCACGGCGCGGCCGGTCTCGGCCACGCTCACGCGACCGCGTACTCCTTCTACCCCACGAAGAACCTCGGCGCCCTCGGCGAGGCCGGCGCCATCAACACCAACATCCCGATCGTGGCCGAGCGCTGCCGCCTCCTCCGGGACGGCGGGCGCACGGACCGGTACGTCCACGAGCCCCCCGGCGGGCTCAACTCCATGATGGACGAGGTCCAGGCGGCCGTCCTCCTAGCGAAGCTCCCCTACCTCCGAGAGAGGAACGCGGCCCGCGAGCGCGCCGCCGAGTACTACCACGACGGCCTCAAGATTCCGCGGCTCGGGCTCCTCACGGGGTTCGGGCCCCATCGCGTCTGGCACCTCTACGTCGCCCGCACGCCCGAGCGCGACGCCCTCCGGAAGTTCCTCAAGGGGCACGAGGTCCCGACCCTCATCCACTACCCGCTCCCGGTCCCGCTCCAGCCCACCTTCATGGGCGAGAACGTAGGCCGGGGCCCCTGGCCCGTGTCCGAGGAGGCGTCGCGCGAGGTCCTCTCGCTCCCGCTCCACGCCGACATCACGAGGGAGGAGCAGGACCATGTCATCGAAGCCGTCCGAGCCTTCTTCGGCTAGGCTCTCCCTCATCTGCCCGACGATCAACCGGTCCTCCTTCGAGGCCCTCCTCAAGGACGTCCTCGTCTACATCGGCGAGGAGGACGAGTTCATCGTCGTGGGCGACGGCCCCTGCCCGGACGTCCGCGCGCAGGTCGAGGCACTCGACGACGCGCGCTTCCAGTACCACGAACTCCCCATGCGGACGAACGATTGGGGCTGCACGCCATGCGACGTCGGCGTCTTCCACGCGCGCGGCGACATGGTCTTCTTCGTGGGCGACGACGACCTCCTCGCCTCGCACGCGTTCGAGACAATCCGCGCGAAGGTCGCCGGCCTCACGGACAAGGTCCACATCTTCTCCATGAAGCACACGGGCGGGCTCCTCGGGCACTCGATCCAGTTCGCGAAGGTGAGTGGGCAGCAGATCGTGGCACCCCGCCTGGGCCTCCCCCTGATGTCCGATTGGCCCTTCGTCGACCACTACCGTACGGACTGGTCCTTCATCACGCGGACCGTCGACAAGTTCGGGGGCGCGCACTTCCACGACGAGGTGATCTGCGTCCTCCCACAAATGAACCAAGGGGCGATCTTTTGAAAAAGGAATGGCCCCTCGAGGCCGAGCGCGAGTTCTGGCGCGACGCGTGCGCCCCCGGCACGAGCGAACACTCCCTCTGGTGGTTCACGCGCATCGCGTGGGGCGCCGAGTGGTACTTCGTGAAGACGGGGAAGGCGCGCTGGCTCACGGACGACCCGCACAAGCCGTTCCTCGAGTGGCTCGCCACCCACATCATGGAGTGGAAGGGCTGGTCGAAGCGCGGCGTCCAGAAGCGGAAGGTCCTCCTCAGCATCCTCCCTCGCGACGTCGGCAAGACCGTCTGCGGTACGAAGGCCGCGATGCTCTGGATGCACCTCGATGACCCGGACATTACGGCGTACATCGGCTCCGAGACGCACCCCAAGGCGAAGTCCTTCCTGGGGGCGACGAAGGGCGTCATCTCCGGCGAGGACGAGTACGCGTGGTTCGCGTGGCTCTACGGGAACTGGCGCGACAAGACGCGGAAGTGGAACGACTCCGAAATCTTCCACGCCGCGCGCAAGGCGATGTCCGTCTCGGAGCCCTCGATCGGTACGTACGGGCTCGACATGGGGATCACCGGCATGCACCCCGTCGCCGTCGCCTACGACGACCCCGTCTCGCAGGAGACGCTCTCGGAGAAGACACTGAGCGACGGGCGCGACACGTACGACTCCGTGATGTACGCGCTCTCCAAGGCTGGCTTCTTCCTCGGGTCCATGACGCGCTACGCGCAGAACGACGTCGCGGGCCACATCATGAACACGGAGGGGGTCGCGACCTGGACGGGCATCCCGAACCCGGACCCTCACGGGATCGCCCCGAACGAAAACGGGCAGTGCCACGTCTACTTCCTCCAGGGGCGCGACAAGAACCGCAAGACGGACGAGTACCCGAAGGGGACGCCAGTTTTCCCGGCCGTGTACCCGTACGACGAACTCGAGCGGCGCGAACTCAACGACCCGATCGGGTTCTCGTCCCAGATTCAGAACACGCCCGCGATCGGCGAGCACATGCCACTCGAGTTCGCGCAACTCGAGCGGATGATCATCTCGCGCGACGACCTGCCCGCGGTCGACTTCGCGACGATCCACCTCGACTGCGCCTTCAAGCTCGAGGAGCGGATCGCGAAGGGCGACTTCAACGTCATCCTCGGCGCGCTCCACTCGCTCCAGGACAACGGACTCGTCTTCATCGACCGCGTCATCCGGAACAAGACGGACCGCGCGGAGCAGTTCATCTCGAAGCTCTGCGGGTACCTCATGAGCCTGCGCGCTCGCGGCATCCGCGTGAAGTACATCACGGACGAACTCGAGGGTGGAGGGAAGGCCGGGACGTTCAAGGCCCTCCTCCAAATATCTCTCGCTATGGCCGGCTTCCGTATCGGCCCGGACTCGATCCTCCTCTTCAACCGGACCGCGCGGAAGCCTGAGCGCCTCCGCAAGGCCGCGGCGTATTGGGCCGAGGGCTACGTCAAGCTGATCCGCGGGACGGAGAACCTCGAGCGCCTGATGTACGAGATGGTCAACCTCGACAAGGGCGACCACGACGACATCGCCGACGCCGCGTCCGACATCTGGCAGCCAACGGTGTGGAAGAAGCCGCTCCGCCCCGAGGCCTCACACAGCGTCGACCCCATGCAGCCCGGGGACGAGGTCCTCCGCCCGGGGCTCAACTACCGGCTGGAACTGCACGGCGAGGCGCGCAGGCGCCGCGTCGCAGAGTACATGAACCCGGGTAGCACCGGAGAAAGCGAGTGGTATGACCACCCCGTATGAGCCGCTCCACGTCATCGTCTTCGACCTCGAGACTCGCAAGGGCCCCGAAGAGGTCGGGGGCTGGAACGCCCTCAAGCAGGGCAAGGGCGGCGTCTCGGCCCTCGTCGCGTACGACTCCCAGACGGACGACCACTACCTCTACGACGACTTCACCCTCGAGGACTTCGCGCGCGTCATCGAGCAGCCCGGCGTCGTCCTCGTAGGGTACAACTCGAAGGAGTTCGACCTCCAGATCGTCCAGAACCTCCTGAACCGGCGCCTCGCCGTCAAGTACCACATCGACATCTTCGACCTCATTAAGGAAGCCCTCGACCGCGAAGGCCGCTCCCGCGAGCGCGGCTGGAAGCTCGGCGAGTCCTCGCTCCGCACTATGGGGATCGGGAAGTCCGGGAGCGGTGCCCACGCGCCGGAACTGGCGCGACAGGGACGCTTCGCGGAACTCATCACGTACTGCCGCGCCGACGTGGACCTCACGAGGCAACTCCTCGACTACGTCCGGCGCCACGGCGGCCTCCGCGACCACGACGGGGCCCTGCTCGAGATTGACATCCCCGACTGGCTCCGGCTGCCACAGAAAGCCGGCATGGAGACCTGATGGCGTTCACCCAGATTCAGCGGCCGGCGAACCCGGAACTCTTCCGAGACGCCCTGGTCACCCTCGTGAACTCGAGGTTCGACTACTCGGAGAAGTACTTCCACGACGTCCGGACGAAGATGCCCCGCCTCTACGACGTGTGGCGCGGCATCTACACCGGCCGCTTCCACCCGCACAAGAACAACGTCCACGTCCCGTTCATCTACGCGGCCGTCTGGGCCGACGCCGCGCGCAAGACGGCCGCGTCACTGAACCAGTGGCCGATCATCCAGTTCCGCGGGTACGGACCGAACGACAAGCCCGTCGCCCTCAAGAACGAGGCCCTCATCGGGGCCCAGATGAAGGACGCGGAAGCGTTCATGAAGGAAGTCAACACGCACGTCTGCGCCGGCCTCTACGGCACGGCCGTCTCGCAGGTGATGTGGGACCGCCGGTGGGAGCACGTAAAGTACGACGAGTACGTCGCGATGCCCATGTCAAGCGAGCGCGCGCGTCAGATTCGCGAGGAGGACGTCATCACATTCGACGGCCCGAATTGGGAGAACGTCGACCTACTCGACGCCTACCCGCAGCCCGGATTCCCGCGCGTCAAGGGGATGAAGTGGTTCGGGCGCCGGTACTACCTCGACCTCGACGACTGCCGCGCCCTCTCCTCCCCGAGGCCGGACGGGCGCGAGCCCATCTTCGACCCGGTCGAGGTCGCGCGCATGGAGCGCGAGGGCGCGAACGCCGACTCCACCGCGGACGACGTCGTCCAGCGGAAGTACATGGCGCGCCTCGGCATGTCCGACGACATGTCGCGCATCCTCGACAAGTTCAGCCGCCCCGTGGAAATCCGCGAGTATTGGGGGATCATCCCGAGCGAACTCGCCGTCGGGGGCGAGACGAACGTCGTCATCTCCCTCGCGAACCGGAAGTACCTCATGCGCGCGCGCGGAAACCCGTTCTGGCACCGCCAGAAGCCGTTCGTTCACCACTCGCCCACGCCGGACCCGAACTACTTCCACGCCGCGGGCAAGGCCGAGGTCGCCGAGAAGCTCCAGTTGACCGCGAACCGCTATGTCAACCAGCGCCTCGACGCGGCCGACATCGTGATCGACCCGATGTGGTTCTACGACCGCAACGCCGGCATCAACACGCAGGGCCTCTACGCGAAGCCCGGCCGGTGGATCGGGACGGACGGACCACCAGGGGACAAGCTGATGCCGATGCCCGTCGACCTCCGCGGCATGCAGGCCGGCGCAGGGATGACGGCCGAGATGGCCGCGTACATCGAGCGCGCGACGGGCATCACGGACGACACCGTCCAGGGCCTCGCGGGCGGCCCGGACCGCGAGACGGCGCGCGCCTTCATGAGCCGCCGAGAGGCGTCAGGGAGCCGCCTCCTCCTCGAGTCCCGCATCTACGAAGAGATGTACCTCGAGCCCCTCGCGAACATGATGATGCGACTCAACCGCCAGTTCCTCGAGGGGCCCGTCGAGGTCTATATCCTCGGCGAGAACGCCCAGACGGACCCGGACACTGGCGCGCCGCTCCAGGACACGCGTACGACCCTCGAAGGGTACGAACTCGCGAACTCCTACACGGCGCGCGCGGTCGGCGCCACGAACAACCTCTCGAAGCTCGTCCGCCGGCAGGAACTCGTACCGCTCCTCCAGGCCGTCTCGGCCAACCCGTACGCGGCCGGCGCCGTGAACTTCGTGAACTTCTTCCGGCAAATCTTCCGCGAGTTCGACATGGACAACGTGAACGAACTCATCAACCAGCACGCGCAGCAGAACGCCCAGATGGCCCAGGTAATGGAGCAGGCCGGCTCGCGCGACGCGGCGGCCATCCCGGACAACACGCAAGGCACCGGGGACGGTGCGATGGCGCTGGCGCAGTTCCTCGGCCAGTAGAAAGGACCGCGTGATCAAGCCCTCACCGACTACGAACGAGGTCTTCACCCAGGAGGAACTCGCCGCGGCCGACCCGCGCGACCTCGTGTTCCTCCTCGGGTCGAAGGCCTACAACGACTTCTTCATCCCGCTCCTGATGGGGCTCCAGCAGCGCGCCATGACGTCCCTCACGGACCCCAGCGTGCGCCGGCGCGACTCGAAGCCGGACGACTACCTGCGCGGGTACATCGCGGCCTGCCGCGCGATTCTGAACGCGCCGGGCGAAATCCTGCACGAGCAGGAGCAGCGGAACCGCGAGGAGGCGGAGCACGATTCGGTTTCAAAACGCTATGAGGAGATTGCTCATGGCGGACGCGGCCCGTACGGCGAGGAGCGCGCAGCTATCTCCCCTACGGACCCAATCTGAGCGGCAAGCGACGACCGTAGCCGCGAAAGGAGTACGACGTGAGCACCGAGAACCGCCCGTTCGACAGCCTCATGAGCCAGATTTCCCAGGACGTGCAGGCAGACTTCGACCAGGGCAAGCTCGGCGGGCCGACCCCGCCGCCTTCCGCACCCGCCCCTAGCGCGGCCCCGCAACCGGCCGCCGTGGCACCGGGCACTACCCCTGCGCCGACCGCAGGAGAGAAGCTGCTCGCGAACAAGTTCAAGTCCGTCGAGGAGTTGGAGAAGGGTCATCACATGCTGATCCACAACTTCAACGCCCTCAAGGCCGAGAACGATGCGCTTCTGGCTCGAGTCGCTGCCCCCGCGCAGCCGGCTCCGGCGTCCCTGACGCCTGGGAGGGTCGACCCCGCCCGGACAGTGGACCGCTCGGACCCCGACTACCAGAAGTGGGTTGAGCAGTACGGGATCGACCCGTCCGACATCGACGCGCGCATCGAGCGCCGCCTCGCGCAGGAGCGCGAAGTCGCGGGCGCCACGAACGCAGCGATGCAGGAGGCCGACGTCTATATGACGCAGGCGTACCCCGACTTCCTCCCCAAGGTGGAAGACGTCAAGGCCTTCGTCGTCGCAACGCCAGCCCTGAAGGATAGGGTGGCCGCCCTCTGGGCAGCCGGGCACTACGCGGCGGCGATGGAGATTGGGTACCTCGCGTACGACAACGCGCTCCGGACGACCCAGATCGCTCAGTCCGCCAACGACGCAACTCAGAATCAGGTGAACAGGGACCGCGGCGACGCGACCATGCTCACTTCACAGGCCGGAGGGGCTCGCGAGAGCGTCCCGTCGAACGACGGGTACCCACGCACCGAGGAAGATTGGGCGCGCATCAGGGCGCTCAGGACCGCGGGTCGCGTGGACGAAGCGAACCGCATCCTCTACGGTCCACTCATCGCACACATCCCGGACCTGAACCCGCGGATGTAGTGAGGTAACGCACCTTGTCCGTTTCCGCAGGCTCTTACAAATACGGTTTGGGCGGGCAGAGCAACGACGTCAACAGGGAAGACCTGATCGACGTCTACACGCTCCAGACCCCCTGGGATACGCCCTGGCTCGCCCAGGCGCCGAAGACCCAGGCGCAGTCCGTGCTGCACCAGTGGCTCGTCGACACGCTCCGTAGCCCCGTGACCACGGGAGCGATCGAAGGCGCGGCGTACGTGTACGTCACGTCGACGACCCCCACGCGCGTCTCCAACGTCTCGATGATCTTCCGCAAGGACATCGGCGTGACGCGTACTCAGATGAAGGCCAACCCGGCCGCGATCGGGAACACCTACACGCACGAGATCGACAAGGGGACGAAGGAACTCGCCACCGACATCGAGACGAGCGTGTTCGCGAACCTGACGTCGGCCACCGGCGCTACGGGTACCGCGCGCGTGATGAAGGGCTTCCAGAACTTCATCACGAGCAATACGGCCTACCCGGCCTCGCTCGGTGCTGCTGCGACGGCGGGGCAGTTGACCGTCAACGACTTCAACTCGATGCTCCAGACGATCTACACGGCGGGTGGGAACCCCGATCAGGTGTTCGTGTCCCCGGCCGTGAAGCGTCAGGTGTCCGCGTTCACGCTCACGCAGCAGAACCGGAACATCGCGGCGGCCGAGAAGAAGCTCATCCAGGGGATCGACATGTTCGACTCCGACTTCGGCCTGCTCGCGATCGTTCTGGATCGGCACGTGCCGCAGTCGACGAACACGACGACCGCTGCGAGCGGCGCCGCGACGGACGTTCGGGGGACGATGTTCATTCTAGAGCGCGCCAAGAATCGGTGGGCGTGGTTCGATCCCGTCCATCACGACTACGTCGGGAAGCTCGGCGATAGCGTGAACGGAATCCTGGTCGGCGAGGGATGCCTCGAGGTCCTCAACGAGAAGGCCAACGGCATGATCAAGTCGATCAACAACAAGAACGCCGCGCTCCTGGGCGACGCCTAACCAACCAAGGTATTGGGAGGGAAGGGGCAGAGAGCCCCGTAAACGCGGCCCTCGTATGGTGCGTCGCGCGCACCCCATTCACCTTCACTGGAGAGCCACATGCCGAACCAGCGCAGCACCGGAAAGAACTACTCCGAAGTGTCCGTAAAGAGTCCCGCCCTCGGTGAACGCCTCCGCCGCGACCTCGCGCCCGACTCGCCCGCGAGCGACGCCTTCGCCATCCCCGTCCCAGGAGTGGGCCCTAACGACGCGAAGTGCCAGGGCTCCGTCCCTAGCACGCCCGGCGTAACGGTCAGCCCCATCAGCATGCCAGTCGACAACAACCGGGTTCCCGGACGCTCGGGCGACGCCGGCCCCATGTAGGAGGCACGATGCCCCGCAACGAAGACCTCACCCCCAAGCAGCGCGCGAAGAAGTTCTCTACCGGTACCCACACGGCGAGCCAGACGGGCGCGCGCGGACAGGCGGCCGAGGAGAACGTGACGCGCACCAAGCGCCAGATGTACAAGCAGGCGACCGAGGCGACCCAGAGCGACTTCGACCGGATGATCAGTCGGGGCGGGCGATGAAGCTAGGCCTCGCCCCCGCGGACAAGAAGCTCCTCGAGGAGGTGTTCGACCCCGCCCTCACCAACGACCGGTCCCCGGAACTTGGGGGGTACCTCGAGGCGATTGAGCGCCTGAGTAAGATGAACAACGAGATCACGACGCGCGGGAGGTTCACGGGCGTCGGTGGCTTCTCTGAGGACTTCGGCATCCAGAAGGTCGCGCACATCCCGCTCAAGGTCGCGAACATCATCCTCAGCGTTGACCCAGACATCCTGACGGACAAGCGCAAGTTCTACGAGTGGCTCAAGACCCCGATG